CAGGTACTTCTTTTTCCATCGTTCATTCTATTTTGCAGGTTTCCACTCGATAGTTATCACGGCATCGAGTTTACCGCTACCTTTGCAGACCGGGCAATCAACTTTCACCCGTTCCCGTTGTTCCTCTCCCCAAAAGAAACCGTTACCGTGGCAATAGCTACACCGGTGGCCTTTGCTGGAGATACTTTCTTTCTGATTTCCCTCCCCGATAAACATGGGAGGCGAAATCGTTATAACTTGATTATTTTTACTCATTTCCGTTCGTTTTAAGCGTTATCTCCCCAATATCTTACCGCACCCTCATCCCAAATTGTAAAATGCCCCACGGAGCCGAAAAAGCGGCCTTTCGAGAAAGCCCGAAACCCCTCCACGTAAATTTTCAGGGCGGCATCATACATCACTTTCTTTGCGCTCCGACCATCAGGGTTCCGGCCATCTGCATGGCTGATAAAAATCAGCAGCTTGTTCCGGTGCGCCTCCTTAAATTTGATGTATTCTTTATAGCTCATTTGGGTGTATTGGAAACTGTCAATGACGTAAAAATCGGGGCTTTTATGCTTATCCATTCTTTCACCAAGCTCGGACATCGGCTCACAGTCAAGCAGCTGGAAACGGCGGTTTACCTCGGCCATGTTGAAACGGCGGAGCGTGTTCTGCATGGTGAGGCTCGCACCCTCTTCGAGGCTGTCATAAGCCACCCGCCCAAACTTTGCCAGCTCTTTACAAAGCTGCATGACAAAGCTGCTTTTCCCGTTACCACTATTGCCCCAAATAAACCAAACGCCAATCCGTTCAGGCTCTCCGAAAGCGTCCGCCCATGCGCCTGTCAGCTTGAGCGTTTCTTTCTTCATGCTTACTGCTTCTGTTACCGATAATGCCCGTGCCATAAATCAATATCTGAAATCTGTAAAATGAATAATCACTCCCTCGAATGTGTTGGAGGTCTTAAAAAACCAGCTCACGAAATCATCGAGAGTCATCCCGTCATTAGCAGCCAGCTGCTCCACGTTTAGGATACGTTTTCCGTCTATGAAAACGGTCGGCTGCTCGACATCGGAGTCCCATGTCATTTGCACCTGCTGGATACCGATTTTTTTCAACCTTTTCACCTCCAGCTGCGGAGTATGATAAGGACGGCCAATCCACCGGCGGATAGATAGCTCCGCATTATGGGAGTTGATAAGCTCCATGTTGTACGCCCATTTGCCCGGATCCTCACGAAACGTGTGGATCTTGGTTCCTTTAATCACTTTCTCAGGAAAGCCGGTGAGCTGGCCTCTTTTCAAATGGCCTGCCGGGAACCGGCTTGCGAGTGGTAAAACAATTTGTTTCATATACTTTTTGAATTACGTTCAAACGCCGTTCAACCAGCGTTTGAACAGGTTTTTATACTATTTCGCTGCCGCCACCTTTTTCTCCCGGTGAATGGCATCTTTCACGCATCGCAAATCAAACTCCGATTTCTCCGTCACATCGATCACGTTTGCAATAAGTTTTTTATCCATCAATCCGTTGGCTTGGCAAATGGCAAATACATCATTACAGGAGGTTGGTTCCAGCTTAAAGAACTTACGCCCAATGCGGGAATAAATCTCGTTATAGCCTTTCCGGTTGTGGTTCAAACCGCAGTCAATACGATGCTGGATGTAATCGGTGGATAAGAAAGTAATCCCGCATTTACCCTCCAACCGATTATACAGGTTGATAAAGTAGTGGAACACGTTATCGTTCAACTTGTCACCCTCATCGAACACCAAAAGCGGATTTTCCATCTGTATGATGCTCTCGATGGCCAAGTCCAATATTTCACGGATACGCATCCCGCAAGTCTTAAAACCGAGTTTACGGGCGATCTCCCGAACAAAATCACCTTTCCGCATATCCTCATCACAAAGGATGACGAACACCTCATGATTCTTTTGAGCGTACATGGTGGCTGTCGTTGTTTTGCCACATCCCGCACCACCCACGATCCAGCGGACTTTTTTAAACTCCTGCGCATCGCTCAGGGCATACCATATTTCCTGAAAGGAGTTCGTTTCCACGAGCTGCCATCCGGTGGCTGCAGCTGCTGGAGTAATTTGAGCGATGATATTGCGGAACATATCATCACTGATACTCTCATACTTGCCGTTAATCACGGCACTCAGTGTCCCTGCAGACACGCCGTTCAAACTTGCCGCAGCCTTTTTTTGGCTGGAATACTTCGCTGCATATACCCGGAGAGCCTCACGGATATCATCTTTCTCTTTCTGTGTCATTGTACTGTTCATTTTATATTAGAATTATAATTTTCCTGCTACTTTCTTTTCATTCAGGCGGATATCACCATTCAGCTGGTCAAACGTGATGTTGCTTATTAGCTTTGTCACCTTACCGGCGGAGAGCTGTTCCGGATCCTGACTGTACCGGCGGACTCGGCGTTCAATTTCACGCTCCGTTTCGCTCTTTGCACCTTTCAATTTCGGACGTTTGAGTCCCTGTTGTTCCATACTCACGCCATGCGCCTGCTCGATGATACGTGCATCAACCTGACGCTCGATGCGATCCTCCGTGTTCGCCTCTATATTCCGGCGGATAAAGGACATTTCACCCTCGGTCTGTTCCTGAATATTCCGGTGGATAACGATATAAGGCTCTGCAGTCCGTACAAATCGCAGCTCTCCTGCTTTATCTTTCTTGTATAGCCGTACCGAGGTATGATCATAAGGATCATACATGGTGTAGAACTTTTGCCCTCTATTTTTTCTTAGGAATTCGTGATCAGGCACACCCGGAACCTCGTAAACCTCGTATGTAAACTCACGTTTTTTAATGGTTATTTTCAGACCGTTATCTGTATAAGTGGAGGGCTTATCAGTCATCACCCAAAACATCTCGATCATGTCGAGAACGCCCACTGTCGGGGTATCAGGATTCACGCTGTTTCGGTACATCTCGATGCGGTTCATCCCGGTAGCAAAATGCTTGCTTTCGTTCCATTCTTTCCGGGCGGCAGCGTATGCTGCTTTCAGTTCGGCCAAAGTGTAAAGTTTATCCTTGTTTGCCTCGATACGCTCTAAATTCGGGCGGCTCGTGTCCTTTTTGGTGGTGATATTTTGACCGGTGAACCTCCAATCCTTATGCAAAACCTCAGCCTGAAAACGTCCGAAAACGCTCTCTATCGTTTTGGATTGCCCGCTGTATGGAGCCGTGGTTCTATGAACATGGCCGACAATCTTATCAAAGAAATGGCTATTCTGCAGTTTCTTGTGGCCTCCCTGATTATCATGCACCAGCTCGTAAGGCTTATGACCTGATACCTGAATGGCCATGCGGTAGGCATTATATTGCGCCTCGTAGTCCTCGCTGTCTGAAATGTGGTATCCCAAAAATACCTCCGAATAAGCATCGATGACCTCGTAAACCTGAGTGGTACGAACCACCAGCTTACCGTCCTTGTCATAGTCTTTATAGTACAAATTGATTTTCGTACCATCACCATACCACAAGGAGTCACGCATCGAGGGAAGCTCGGTTTTATTCTTGCGGCTGTAACGCTGGTGGGCTTTCAGCTCCCCGTGAACGGCATCGTACCACAACGGTTCGATGTCAGGACGGTTCAGGAACCCACGGAGGCTCTGAATGCTCCGGAGCTGCTTCCAGCCTTTCTCTTCTGCAATCCGGTTGAATTCCACGAATATTTGAGCATCAGTATAAACGGGAACGCTACTCCGCTTTAACGCTATAATCATGTTACCGGCTTCCTCGGTTATTTTCAGGGTATTGTCATTCCCCATTTTCTTGCTGATCAGGCAGGAGTAACCCTCTTTCTTGTATTGGTTTATCTTGTCTTTCAGCCGGGCGGCGTTTTCAGGCAGTGTGTGGCCATAAGAATCACGGAGGCGGTCTGCCGTTCCGATAATCGTTTCCCATACTTTCTTTGTACTTCCACCCAAAGCCTTGCGATAGCCCTCCCGGTCATTCAGGATCGATATCAACTCGTTCAGTACCGAGGCGTTTATGGTGTATTCCTCTTTTTTCCTTTCGGTAAGGCTCACCATCTCGCCGGCCTTGTCATACCGGTAATCCTCAAAGAATGTTCGGGCGGCATCATCTATTTTAAGCCTGTCTTTCATGCACTGCTCTTTGATTAGCTCCACCGGATCACCATACTTTTGCTCAAAGCGGATCCGGTAACGTTCAGGTAGGGAGGAATAGACATATAAAGCGATGTTTCCTCCACCGCCTCCACGAGAAATAACATCAACACGTTTCCTGTATTGCAAGGACTTCAATGTTCCGGGTTTTATTACCGGATCATTTCCTGATGTTAATTCATCGTAAGTTGCACATACTGTTTTTCCAAAATACTCCATACCTTTTTAAACTTTGTCCCCGGAGGCGGAGTCGAACCACCTCAAAAGACCGTCCGGGATTTTTCTTACCTTTGCAAAATCAAATCGTTATCATCATGGAAACATCATTTTGTATCACTTTTTACATTGATCAGGAGATTGCCCAGCCTGACAACGTTCGCACAGCGTTTGCAAATCAGCTAAGGAGATTGAACCTGAGATACAGAAGTAAGCCTTATTATCCCGAATCCGGATGGTTAACCCCCGCGTTTGGAGTTCCGGTGGAGTTGAGTTTCTATACGTCAATTCCAAAAGGCCGGCCAAGCGGAAGTAAGGCTCTTCATCAAGCTCTAAAAAACGCCGTGAACGAGATTGAGAGGGAACATAAGGAGGTTGTAAAGACAGCCATAGAGAGGGCGTGTCATCCATCTCGTTGACGATTTCGGGGCATCTTGCGGAGTACAAGGTTCTTTCCGCATCAAGCAGATCTTCAAACGATTTTCTGATAGTGTCATCTTCTTTAACGTGAAATACTCTTTTCATGATTAATCCTCCTTTATATTTAATGGTACTTTTTTAATCAGGCGGGCGGCATTGGCAAAATTCAAGACTACCACTATAATAGCCCATATCGGACTATCATCAGTTATACATAAAAAGCATAAACTTAGGCAGAAATACCACACGTAAAACTTTTGCCTCGCAGTCAAAGAGAAATACTCCCTGAACTCATCTCC